ATCACATGCCTCAGTGATCAGAGAGCATTAGATCTAATTAGATGAAAATGATAATTTTGATAACAATGTTGGTCCATTTTTGCGGGGTACACAATAATGTTGTTGATTAATAATTTCTGGATCAACATCATGATATGAAAAGCCATTATCAATTTCAAACATCTTGGTGAGTAATGGGTGATCTAATGTAAAAATTGGTGTATGTAGATTTTGAAACTCATCAGAAAGACGTTTTTCAAAATCGGTTACTTGATGAGGTGTCGTTTGATAGACACGATAAAACCAATCCAAAGTGGACTGATCTGCTTGTAGATGTTGAGAAAGGTGACCTATCTCAAACTTCATATGGTTACGTACAAATTTTGGCACCCAAGCTTTCACTCCATTTGTTACCTGGATGACCTTCTTCATTATCATTCCTCCAATAGGAAGAGTGTGGTAATCTATCGCGAAGCCTTGAGCAATGCATCTAGCATAGCCAAATACATGCTCGTCGGTGACTTCAACGCTATTCCAAAAAGTCTTCCCAAGAATACGACCGATTTTGGGAAGCATGGCGTATGTGTCATTGTTTGGCACAAAATAACTACTACAAAATTCTGCATGGTCAATATCTACCACACGATGTTTCAATTTCATACCTAGTTTCTGCAGTGTAGTGTCATTTATCATTGCTTGATTAATATCATGTGATGCTACAGTGACTCCATCATCACCAAGGATACCCATACGTACAGGATATAAATGTAAATCCTCAGCTTTACAATGTAATATTCGTGTGCATAATTGAAATGCACGCATAATTAAAGAGCGAGATGTATTGCCACTTGTTGTAGTTTGGTCACCTGAGAATAACATCATCATGTTTTTAGGTAAACGAAATCGGTGAAACTTGGTAAATCCTTTAAAACTATATTTTGCAATATTAAGCATGCAAAGATGATAATAATCGCAAAAAAGAAAGTGTCTAATGATCACTGTTTCGGTCTCCATTAAATATCTGTTCACCGTCTCATCATACATACTAAAATCACTTATATAACTATCAGGATCAGGAGTGATGGAAGTAACGTAATCCATCCAATCATTAAAAACTTCACCTGATTCCGTCCTATTCATTCCAGACATATAACAAAAAATATTTTGTTTATTTAATAAGGTATTAACTACCTTGGCAAGTATTTTGCTGAACGAGTTGCAAAGATTGCCCCATTGATAGTTGTACAAATCGTATCTACCTCCAATGTTGCGCATACTCTTTAACTCGCACTGCATAAGAGCCTCATCCTTTCCAAAATCTTTTAATTGTTTCCAGTGGCTCATATTGATATCATCAATTGTTGGTGCTGTTAACCAATCATGATGAACACGTTCAATTAATTTACGTTTTTGTCCAGAATATGTTTCTACCCATTGTGCACGACTCATTGGAAACTCTTTGTGCCATGGATATAATTTATTAATATTATCAATCACCCACTGTTTAAATTCACGACATGTTTCAACATCATAAGCAGGACGTTGTTTAAAAACACGATGTCTTAACATATCAAGTTGATTTCCCCAGTCACCCGTGTCTACAATGACTGGTTTATATTGTTTCATTGTTGGACCATTTGAATATGCTCTAATTCTTTCTAATGACTCAAGCTCATCATCAGATTTGATCCAATTATTAATATTCTTAACTTCAGTGGGACAATTAACAAGCACGCCATGATATAATAAACCATAATAAGCAAAAATTTCACCAATATTATGGATAATATTGCCTCTACGTGCTGTATAAGTTTTATATTTAATTTTTAAAATAAACACAATTAACAACCAAAAAATCAAATGTAAAAAATCCATATAACTCCAAACATATTGTTCATAAGAACCAGAATTTGATGTACTTTTAGTAAATAAAGTTAAAAATGTAATTAATAATTGACTCCTCCAGTTAAAAATAATAATAACAATTATAGCAAAGCATAATTGGAAAAATAAACGAATAAAAATGGAAGAATCAATAAAATCAAGAAAAATTTGCCACACAGGTCCGAG